GGCGGGAACAGCTCATTCATCGTGCGCCTCCGGTCATCGGCATGATCACGGCCACGGCGTCGCCGTTGCGCACGCCGAGCGGCTGCTTCGCGTCGGTCACGATGATGCCGGTGCGATCGCCGATGAGTGCGTGCGTCTGCAGCGCGTCGCGCAGGTACAGGCCGTTGACGTGGATCGACCACGCGAGGTCGTACGGCGCATCGACCGACACGCTGGCCGTGGCCTGCGTCGCGCCGCCGTAGTGCGCCATCATCGTGAGCGTACGCTTCTCGAGCTCCATGCTGATGCGTGGCGTGTCACCACGCAGCGCCAGCGCCACGCGCAGGGCCTCGAGCGCGTCGTCGATCACGACGGTCGCCGTCGGCGCGCTGTCCGCCAGGAACGGCGCCGTGATGTCGCCGATCTTCGGATAGTGGCCGCTGACGAGCCGGCCCATGATCGTCACGTCGCCGGCCGTCGTGCTGGCCCAGTGCTCGTTCGCCGTCACCGTCACGATCACGCGGCCTGCGCCGCGCAGTGCCGCCAGCATAGCGCTGACCATCGTCGGCTGCAGCAGCACGTGGCTGCCCCAGCTCTGGCCGCTGGTGTGCGCGCGGAAGCCGTCGGCGCCAGCCACTGCGCCAGCGCTGACGTACACCGACTGCAGCATGGCGCGCGTCGCGTCCTTTGCCGCGGCACCGACGACCAGGCCGAGCGAGATCGCCATCTGCTCGCCTGGCATGCTGACGATGAGCCTGCCGTTCTCGAACTGCGGACGGTTCGGATACTGCTCGACGTCGCACAGCTCGAGCTCGACGGTCGCGCCGCCGCTGCGCATCGTCAGCAGCGACGAGGTCGCCGACATCTCGATGATCGGTGCCGACATCGCGCCGACCGCGTCGGCCAGCAGCGTGTACGGCGCAGCGATCGGCGGCAGCGCGCCGTCTATCGGCAGCGATCGCTCGATGATCATCGAGCCGTTCGACGCGCTCACGATGCCGTCGCGGATCACAACCCACGTGAACACGGCCTCGTTGGCCTTGCTGCCGACGGCAGGCTTGACGGTCGACAGCGCGGCGCTCAGCGCTTTGCGATCGATGCTGGCGCCAGTAGGCGCCACAACGGCAGTCTCGACGATCACGGGCTCCACAACGACGGGCGCGACAATCTTCTTCGGTCTTGGCATGGTGGTCTCCTGTCGTGATGCGCCGACAAAATTATCGGCGCATCGCTGGGCGGCGTTTTTTTAGAAGCCGAGGTTATCGTCGTCGATCGGCTGCGGCGTGTTGTGCGACGGCGTCGCCGGTGCGGCGTCTGCCGGCGTCTGGTTCAGCCAGGTATCGTACTCCTTGCGCAGCTCTTCGCCGACCTCGAGCAGCTGCTTGCCGACGTACAGGTTGCGCGCCATGGCGAGCGCGTCGCCTTCCGGCAGGATCAGCTTCGGCGGCGTCACCGGCGCGCCCTTGGTCTTCTCGTAGATTGGCTGGCGCTTGGCATCGACGTCGCCGCGGATCGGCAGCCAGAACGCCCACGACGGCACGTTGGGATTGCGCTTCTCCTGGCGGATCGGCTCGAGCAGCTCGAGGCGATAGGCGCGCAGCAGCGTCGTCATCGCCATGCTGGTCTTGATGCGCTTGCTGGCCCACACGACGGGCTGGTCGAGGCCCTGCGCCATGCAGAGGATCTCGACGTACAGCGACCNNGCGACCAGCCGGCAGGCCGTGCTGCACCGCGTGGCGTGCGACCGACGTACGTCATCACGCCGTCGCTGTCGATGGTGACGTCGTGCTGCCGAACGCCGAGCACGGCGATTTTGAGCGCGCGTGCCTCGTAGCCGTCCTCGCTCGAGCCGCTGCGGAATTGCCGCGTGATCTCGCGCCACGGCGAGCCGTGCACCGTCACGCTGTTGTTCTCGGCGTTGCGCTTGGTCAGGAAGAATGCGCCGGGAGTCTTCGCGCCTGGATCGCCGTTGTGCCAGTGGATCCGGGCGAGGCCGTCGCCGACCGGCGCGTTGTCCGAGTAGGCGCTGCTGAAGCTGGCGAGGTCGTTGATGTCGAAGGTCGTCATGATCGGTGTTCCTTTCAGTACCAGTCGATGCTGTCGTAGAGCGGCGGCAGTGTGATCGTGACCGGCGTGTACCGATGCGTGCGGGCGAGGTCGTAGGCCAGGCGGTAGGCCGTCGGCAGATCGATCCCGACGGCGTGTGGCTGGTGGTTGACGAGGACGGTGTAGCCAGCACCGTCCTCGATGATCTCGATGATCACAGGTAGTCCTGCAGATCGCGCAGGTCGCGCTCGATCTCTTCGATCCGCTCCTGCACTTGGTAGCCCAGGCTGGCCAGCGACTCGGCGTTGGGCGCTGCGTCCAGCAGCTCGTCGATCTTGCGCATCACGATGAGCAAAGCGTCGAGCTCGTCGGTCAGCTCGTCCTCGAGGGGCGACAGGGCGCGGTACGGCGACTGGCCAATCCACGGTGCGTCGAACATGGTTATGTCTCCTTGCCAATTCGGGCATGCGCTGCCCGATGACAGTAGTATACCACAGTGCCGGAGTTTGCGCAATACGTATCGTGCCGTCATTGCCGGAGGTTCTATGCTATACTGCTGGTGTGACGACGAGCACACAGGAGGCAACTATGACCGAACCATCACGCGCCCGCACGGCGCGTCGTATCGCCGACGCAATTCGCATCACGGTGCCGATCGCGATGACCGTGTGGCATGACCTCGAGCGCTACGCGCGCGACTACGGCATGGCGACTGCGCAGTACGTGCGCATGATCGTGGTCGACCACATCACGGCAAAGCGTGCCGAGGAGGAAGCGGCGAAGCGCAAGCGCAGGTAGTAGACTGTCGGACGCACCGACGCCGTCGGAGGACCAGCCCGACGGCGTCGAGGAATTGTGGAAGTGTTGTGGACAACTGGAGTATAGCATATGACGGATCGCATCACAACCGCGCTCGATCTCGTGAACGCGCTGTGGCGCTCGGCACCGCTCGGCACCATCTGGACCTCGCCAAACAAGACAACGCACTGGTACAAGATCTCCGGCATCGATGATCGCGCTACGCCGATCGATCGGCTGATGGCCGACCTCGAGCGCCTGGGCAATCGTCCCAATGGTGCCGTGTACTTCGGCGTGCATCCGTGCGCCGTGATCCCTGCGACCAGCGCAGACGGCAGAGCCGTCAAGCCCGACAAGGTGCGCTCACGCACCGACTGCATTTACCACATCGCCGCGCTGTATGCCGAGATCGACTGCAAGGACCGCGACAACGTGTCGGTCGCGTCGCTCGCGCAGGAGCTGCAGGCCCTGCGATTGCCGCCGAGCTGCATCGTCAACAGCGGCGGTGGCGTGCACGCCTACTGGCTGCTCGATGAGCCGCTGGTCGTCTACGGCAATCCCGACGCGCTCCGGCGTGCCGAAGCAGCGCAGCGAGCCTGGGTCGCGTTCGTCGGCGGCGACGCCGGCGCGAAGGATCTGGCGCGCGTGCTGCGCGTGCCCGGCACGTGGAACCGCAAGTACCAGCCGGCGCGCCAGGTTAGCATCATCGACGGCAACGGTCGCCGCTATCGTCTCGACGACCTCGAGGGCTGCGCTGGCGTGCTGGCTCCGCCGATTCGTCCGATTCGTCCGACGAAAAAAACAGCGCCCAGCGATGCAGAAAAGTTCAAGTACGGCGAAGTCGGGATGACTGCCGAGGTCAACGCGCTCGCGGCGGCGCTTGAAGGCACGCGCAACGGCCAGCTCAACAAGGCCGCGTTCGCACTCGGGCAGCTGCATGCCGAAGGCGCCATCGAGAGCCTCGCGTCGTGGCTGCGCATCATCGAGAGCACGGCCATCATGATCGGGCTCAGCGACGATGAGATCCGCGGCACCATGGCCAGCGGCCTGGCGGCTGGGCAGAAGAAGCCGCGCAACATCGACTGGGACGCAGGACGCCGTACAAGGCGCGCTGCCGATCGGCCCATACGATCGTCCGGATCGTCGGCTGCCGTGCCTCCTGGCGATTCTGGTGAAGCCACAGAGCCATCAGCGCCGGTGTACGTGGAACCGCGCAAAGGCATCACGTTCGCGCAGCTCCAGAAGAAGAAGTTCGATCCGCTGCGCTGGGTTGTCGAGGACATCGCGCCGGAGGGCTGCATTCTGATCGCCGCGAAGCCGAAGGCGAAGAAGAGCTGGCTCGCGCTCAACCTGACGGTCGCGATCGCCAACGGCACCGAAGCCCTGGGCAAGCTACAGGTCCGGCGCGGCGACGTGCTGTACCTCGATCTCGAAGGCAACCAGCGGCGCATCAAGTCGCGGCTCGAGAGCATGCTGAAGGCCGAGGGCAACGCGTGGCCAGCCAACGTCGAGCTGCACACCGAGTGGGACCGCGACGACATGGCCATCGGTCAGATCCGCGCGTGGCTCGAGCGGACGCCGACGGCGTCTGCCGTGGTCGTCGACCTCCTGCACGAGATCCGCCGATCGATGAAGTCCAACGAGGACCGGTACGCCTACGATCGCGAGATGCTGGTCAAGATCAACAAGCTGGCCGAAGAGTTTCACGTCGCCATCTTCGTGATTCACCACACGCGCAAGATGCGCGGCGACGACGTGTTCGAGGAGGTGTCCGGGACGCTCGGCCTGACCGGTGCTGCGTCGACGCTGTGGGTTCTGGCCAAAGCGCAGGACGGCACGACGACGCTGAACGTCCAGGGCCGCGACCTCGTCCGCGACGATCCGCTGGCGCTGCAGTGGTCAAACGAGTACTGCTCGTTCAGCATTGCCGGCACCGCTGCCGAGGCGGCGATGGGCGATACCCGGCGGCGTGTGTACGAAGTGTTGCGCAGTGGCGGCATTCAGACAACTGGCCAAATCGCGCAAGCCGTGAACAAGAACGACACTGCAGTCATCAACCAGTTGAACGCGCTTGAACGCGATGGGCTGGTGCGCAAGGTCACGCGTGGACGATGGGAATCTACTACTCAAGATCCCCGTGAACTCAGTGAACTTCGTGAACTTGGCCAAGATAACAGCATTACAAAGCCAAACGCTGAAGTTCACGACGAGTTCACGCCTCGTGAACTTCAGCGTGAAAATGAACTTCACGTTCAAGCAGAAGTTCACGAAGTTCACGAAGTTCACGAACTTCACGAAGTTCACGAAGTTCACGGGGATATAGACCAGACCATTACTGTCGACACCGACGATATGGTCGAGCCCGACGAGCCAGCCGACGATCCGTTCGCCTGGTTCGACCGATACTGCGACACGCGGTTCTACGGTGTGAGGATCGTACAATGTTGGATGTTGTTCTCGGATGGGCATGGCGAGGAGCGATTCTTCGCCGTGGCGCACTGGGGCACACCGCAGGCCGCGATCGCCTGCGAGACCAGCACGTTTGGCTACGAGTACGAAGACCAGGCGCGCAGCGCTGCGCTGAATGCCAACACTCCGCTCGGTCCCGTTATCGTGTTGACCTAGGAGGTGACGTATGTTCCGGATGGACCTTCGACGATGGGCGACACCGCCAGCTCTGGCCCATCATCTGGCGATGCATGATCCCGGCATCGCGCTCTGGTGGCAGCGCATCGTCCTGCACCACACCGTCGTGCCGACGCTCGCGCAGTGGCGCGGCGAGCGCAGCATGATCGCCATGGCCAACTACTACAAGCGCCTCGGCTGGACCGCCGGGCCGCATCTGTTCATCGCGGTCGGCTCGCCGCGCTGGCAGGACGACGGCATCTGGCAGATGACCGCACTGAACGAGCGCGGCATCCACGCTGGTCGCTGCAACGTCGACAGTGTGGGCATCGAGGTGGTCGGCCACTACGACGCCGCGCCCTGGTCGCCGCGCATGCGGGCCGTCGTGTATGATGTGCTCGTGGCGCTCCAGCGCTGGCAGCGTCGTGCGATCCCGATCATCGGTCACCGAGACTGCGGATCGCCGAAGACGTGTCCAGGTCGTGCGATAGATCTGGACGTGGTTCGACGAGATGTAGCGGAGGCGATGCAATGACACCAAGCGAGATTCAGCAGATCATGGTGATGCTGGCAAAGATCGAAGAGCGCGTGATCGCCATACAGAAGCGCCTCGACAAGGGCGACGAAGCGTTCGAGGATCTTGACGATCGCATCCGCGATCTCGAGGAGCGTATGACGAAGATGATGACCGGGTTCGCCATCCTCGCGTTCGTTCTGCCGATCGTCGTTACCGTGATCATGAACGTGTACTTCTAGGAGGCGTCATGGAGAGCATTATCGCAACCGGAGCCGCTGCCGTCGTCACCGGCTACCTCGTCGAGCTGCTCAAGCTGGCGATTCCGGATCTCGACGCGGCGTGGATCGTGCTGGCCAGCATCGTGTTCGGTGTTGGCTCGGCGCTGCTGGTCGGTGTCGCCGGCGGCCAGGCGTGGGAGGCGGCGGCTGTCGCCACGCGCATCCTCGAGGGCATCGCGGCGGCGGCGACTGCCGCAGGCCTGACGCGGACCATGCAGCGCGCGGACGTTGCCCGGTTCGAGGCGCAGCATCGGCCCGACGAGTAGATTAAGAATTATTCTGCATCTGTGGCTGTGGTTCAAAATAACTTAACAGCGATCAATAACGGAGCTCCCTGTGCTCAACCAAGACCGGCGCTGGGGTCTCCTGGGCGCAGCAATCGTGAGGACACGGCGACCGGGGTGCGTATGTCGTGCGTGGCACAGGGAGGTTGAGATGCCGAAACTCGTCGAAGCCCAGCTCACTGCAGACCAGGTTGAGAAGCTGGCAAGCGTCGGTTGCACCGACGACGAGATCGCCAACGTCGCAGGCATGTCGGCCTCGACGCTTCGCCGACGGTTTGATGCTCAAATAAAAAGGGGCCGTGCCGGGCTTCGCCAGAACCTGCGCGCCGCACAGGTACGCCGTGCGCTCGAGGGCAGCGACACGATGCTGATCTGGCTGGGCAAGAATTACCTGGGCCAGCGCGACCAGCAGCGCATCGAGACGGCGCGCGACACGCGGATCGTCGTGGACGTCGACGAACCGGACGATGAAGACTAGTCCGACGCTGGTCATCAAGCACCACCGCGCGACGGCACCGCAGCGGCGGTTCTGGGCAAACAAGGCGCGGTACCGCGCGTTCGTCGGTGGTGTCGGCTCCGGCAAGACCAGAGCCGGCGTGGTCGAGACCTTGCGTCAGCCTGGCCGCACGGTCGGCATGGTGCTGGCGCCGACGTATCCGATGCTGCGCGACAGCACGCTGCGCAGCGTCCGCGAGATCGCCGAGCGCGCCAACGTGGTCAGCGAGTGGCATCGGTCCGAGATGCGCATGGAGTTGATCAACGGCACGACGATCCTGTTCCGATCCGCCGATGATCCGGATCGACTGCGCGGGCCGAACCTGTCGTGGTTCTGGCTCGACGAGGCGGCGATGATGCCGTACGACGTGTGGCTCATCATGATCGGGCGACTGCGCCAGGCACCGGGCCGCGCGTGGATCACGACGACGCCACGCGGCCGCAACTGGGTTCACTCGACGTGGTCCGGCGACCGCGACGGCTACGCGCTGATCCGCTCGTCGAGCCGCGATAATCCGTACCTGCCGTCCGAGTTCCTGCACAGCCTCGAGGCGTCGTACACATCGGAGTTCGCCGCGCAGGAGATCGAGGGCCAGTTCGTCGATCCGACCGGCGCGATGTTCCGGCGCAGCTGGTTCGACATCGTCGCCGCTGCGCCTGCCGGGTTGCGCTGGGTTCGATACTGGGACCTCGCGGCCAGCACGAAGACCAGCGCGGACTACACGGCGTCGGTCGCCGTGGCCATGGCGCCCGATGGCGTCGTGTACCTGCGCGACATGGTGCGCGGCCGCTGGGAGTGGCCCGAAGCGCGACAGCGCATGCGCGTCTGCATGATCGAAGAGCCTGCCGTCGTGCACGCCATCGAGCAAGCCATGCACGGGCTCGCAGCGATCCAGGAGCTGCGACGCGATCCGGAGATCGCAGCGGTGACGCTGCGCGGCGTGACGCCGGACCGCGACAAGGTGAGTCGCGCCATGCCGTGGGCGGCGCGTGCCGAAGCTGGCAAGGTCAAGATCGTCGATGGCCCGTGGGTTGCGGCGTTCCTCGACGAGGTGACCATGTTTCCGCAAGGACCGCACGACGACCAGGTCGACAGCGTGAGCGGCGCGATGCCGCTGCTGCGGGCCGTAGAGTTCAGAGGTGTGCGATGAGCGAAGTACCGCTGCAGCCCGTCAGCAGCAGTGTCGAGATCTGGGATTCGTTGGTCGACAAGGACTTCACGTACTACTACGCGCTGCTGAACCGCAACTTCAACTATCGGCCCGAGGTGTGGCGCCTGCGCACGTCCGGCGTGTACGAACGGCTGTGGCTCGGCAGCCCAGCCTACAAGTACGCGTCGGTGACGCTGTCGGCGTCGGGCCGCGCGCTGGTGATCGCGTACTCCCGCAGTAGCACGCGCGACAGCTCGACGCCGTTCCTGCCGTACTTCACGACGATCCCGTATCTGCTGGTGTGAGGGACCGATGATCATCGATGTGAGACATGGAGACAGCACTGCCATCATGGCGACGCTCGATGCGAACAGCGTCGACGCCGTCGTCACCGATCCGCCGTACGGGTTCCGACTCATGGGCCGGCACTGGGACGGCGGCGTTCCCGGCGTCGATGCGTGGGCCCAGGCACTGCGTGTCGCGAAGCCTGGAGCGCACCTCCTCGCGTTCGGCGCCACGCGGACCGTGCATCGCCTCGGCGTCGCCATCGAGGACGCCGGCTGGGAGATTCGCGACACGCTGCTGTGGCTGAACGATAGCGGCATCCCCAAGACGTTGTGATCGGAGTACCAGCCGATCATGATGGCGCGCAAGCCGATGATCGGCAGCGTCAGCGTCAACGTCGAAGCGTACGGCACCGGCGCGCTGAACCTCGACGCGTGTCGCTTCGACGATCGATGGCCGGGCAACGTCATTGCGACGAGCAAGATCGCGCGCCTAGACCGCGACGACGGTGCCGACAACACGCATCCCGGCGTCAAGCCCACAGCGCTGATGACGTGGCTGTGCCAGCTCGTGACGCCAGCTGGCGGCGTGATCCTCGATCCGTTCTGCGGCTCGGGCAGCACGGGCCGCGGCGCGATCGCTGTCGGAGCTGGGCGGTTCATCGGCATCGACCAGGACGAGGAGTACTGCGAGATCGCGCGGCGACGCATCGGTGCCCTGGCGCGTCCGATGGATTTTCTTTTTTGAGCATCTGTGGCTGTTGTTTTTTTCTTATGGAGACTACGCTATGCGCATTGTCTGCACCGTGAGCGGCGGCCTGGCGTCGGGCTATGTGGCCATGATGGCGCTGCGCGACCATCCCGACGCCGAGGTCGTGCTGTACTTCAACGACACGCGATGGGAGCACGACGATCTGTACCGGTTCCTCGGCGAGCTCGAGCAGGTGCTGCGGCATCCGATCACGACCGACAGCGACGGACGCGACGTCGAGGAGCTGGCGTATCATCACAACGCGCTGCCCAACAATCGCGCGCCGTTCTGTAGCCACGAGCTCAAGGCCGAGCGGTTGCACCGCTTCGTCCAGGACGGCGATGTGATCATGTTCGGCATCGGGCCCGACGAGCAGCACCGCGCGCAACGCCTGGCGCAGCGCTACCGCAAGCTGGCCTATGATCGGTCGATCAACCTGACGATGCGGTTCCCGCTGATCGAGCAGAACGTGACGAGCCAGCAGATCGAAGCGTGGTACGCCAGCGTCGGCATCCGGCGACCGGTGCTGTATGATCTCGGGTTCAAGCACAACAACTGCTCGGGTGGCTGCGTGCGCCAGGGCAAGCGCGAGTGGGCGCATCTGTACCGCACGATGCCGGAGGTGTACGCCGAGCGCGAGCGGTTCGAGGTCGAGATGGGCGAGCACATGGGCCGCACGCTGTCGTTCATGAGCAGCGGCCTGACGCTGACCGCGCTGCGCCAGCAGATCGACGCGCAGCCAGCGCTCGACCTCGGCGGCGGTGACGATCGCAGTACGCCGGAGTGCTTCGGCGTCTGCGCGACGCAGCAGTGACCGTGCGATAATGGCGGCGAGCATGGAGGGCGTATGAGCTGGGCAACGCAACTGCGCTACGGACTGGCGCGATGGTTCTTGAAGGCCGGCGGGCTGGCCATCGTCCCGCGCTGGATCGACACCACCGTGCTCGATCCGACGTGGCGTGCGCTGTCGCGTGACGGCTACCGGCGCAATGCGGCGGTGTATGCCTGCGTGTCGACGCTCGCCTTCGACCTCGTCGAGCCGGTGATGCGCTGCTACAACGCGCAGGGCGAGGAGATGGGCGCGTCGCCGCTGGCGCGGTTGCTGTCGCGGCCCAACGCCATGCACAGCCAGCGCGAGTTCTGGACGCTGTGTGCCGTGTACGCTGCCGTCGGCGGCAACGCCTACATTCACATCGTTCGCGATCGACGTGGCGTGCCGGTCGAGCTGTGGCCGTACCACGCCGGGCAGATGGTGCCGGTGCCGGAGACGAACGCCAACGCAGGTACGTGGATCTCGCGGTACGACTACATCAACGCGGACGGCACGGAGTTCCCGGTGGCGGCCGCTGACGTGATCCAGATCCGCTGGCCGAGTGTCGATCTCGAGCAGCCGTGGTGCGCGCTGTCTCCGATCGTCGCCGTGGCCGCCGAGGTCGACGCGACCAACGAAGCGATGCGCTACGTCCGAGCGCTGCTCAAGAACGACGCCATGCCGCGCATCGTGCTGCAGGCACCGGCTGGCCTGCAGCTCGACGACACGGCTGTGGGCCGCATGCGCACGCAGTGGACCGAGCGCTACGGCGGCGACCAGCGCGGCGGCGTGGCCGTGCTCGAGGAGGGCGTGACGCTCCAGCGCGTCGGATTGTCCATGGCCGAGCTGGCGTTCGATGCGCTGATGCGCGTGCCGGAGGCGCACATCGCCGCAGCGTTCCGCGTGCCAGCGATCGTCGCGGGCCTGGGCATCGGTCTCGACCGCTCGACGTACAGCAACTACGCCGAAGCCCGGATATCGTATACCCAACAGACGCTGATCCCGCTGTGGCGCATGTGGGAGGGCGAGATCCAGGCGTCGCTCGGCGACGCCTTCAACGTGGTCGTGCGCTACGATCTGTCGAACGTGGCAGCGCTGCAGGAAGACCAGGCAGCGCGCGTGACGCGGACGATCAACGCCTGGTCGGCGGGCATCATCACACGCAACGAAGCGCGCCACGCGCTGATGCTGCCGATCGACGACGCCGGCGACGTGTACGCGATGTCGACCTCGATGCAGCTGCTCGACGCCGAACACAATCCGGTCATCGGCATGCCGACGCTGACGCCGACGACCGACGCGCCACCGACGGCAGCCGACGCGCCAGTGGAGACACGCGCTCGAGCGCCGCGGTCGCCGCATCCGATCGCCGAGTACGTGGCGCCGCCGATCGACGACGTCGCCGAGTCCATGTTCCGACGACTGCGGCGCTACGTTGACGGCCAATATCGTGGCGCTGCCGTCGAGCTCGAGAAGCTGGCGCAGCGCGAGATCGATGCCGAGCGGGCGAGGAACGTGCAATGACTGACGAGCCGTACAATCCGTTCACCGGCGGCCTGACGCCAGCGCAGTCGGAGCTGATCATCGGCGAGATGGACGACGGCACCGAGATCGCCGAGATCATGCGCCAGTTCTACCCGATCCTGCTCGAGCGCGCGTGGGAGCGTGCCGGCGGCCAGGTACAGCTCGGGCTGGCGTTCGATCTTCGCAACCCGTTCGTGCAGCAGACCATCACCGATCTGGCGCAGAAGGTGCGCCGCGTGGCCGAGACCACGCGCGAAGAAGTGCGCGGCGTGCTGGCGCGTGTCGACGCCGAGGGCCTGAGCTACCAGCAGGCAGCGCGGCTGCTGCGCGGCGTCGTCGAGACGACGGCGGAGGGCCTCGAGGTGCGACCGTTCGACAGCGCGTACCGCTCGTTCATGATCGCGGTGACCGAGGCAGCGTACGCCTACAGTCGCGGCCAGGTGCTGGCGTGGGAGCAGAGCGGCGAGGTCGACCGCATGCAGTGGGTTGCCGAGACCAACGCGTGCCCGATCTGCAAGAACCTCAACGGTCAAGTGGTCGTGCTCGGCGCGCCGTTCGAGAACGGACTGGAAGTACCAGCGCATCCGAATTGCCGGTGCGCGCTGTCTCCTGTGCTGCGTGACTGATGCTATACTGCCGCCGAGGAGGTGAGCCATGGCCTGGGTTGTCGGCGCTTCGCGCGATCTGCCATTGAACGAGACGTTGGCGTGGGACGGCGCGGCTGCGGCTGCGCGTGTCTTCGAGCTCGCCATGTTCGACAGCGACGAGCCGGACGGCGAGCTGGCGCAGCAGGCGTTCCTGGTGTACGACGACGAGCGGCCAGAGCTGCGCGGCAGCTACAAGCTCGGCATCGCCGACGTGGTCGACGGCGAGCTGACGGTGCTGGCCAGCGGTTTGCGCGCGGCAGCGTCACGGTTGCCGCAGACTGCCGACCTCACCGAGGACGTGATTAACGAAGCGCGCGCCGTCATCGACAGCTACGTGGCGCAGATGCAGGACCGTCAAAAAATACAGCCACAGATGCGAGAAACAAAATTCGATGCGCCGGGCTGGCTCCGCGGCAACGCGGCGCGTGGCCTCGAGTGGTACGGCGAAGGCCTGGCGGGCGACGGCGTGACGACGCAGACCGTGCGCGAAGCGCGCGCCATGGCCGGCGGGTTCGTGAGCGAGGACAAGGCGGTGCGCATGGCCGCGTGGTTCGCGCGCCACATGGCCGACCTCGACGCGCCGGCGGCGAATCCCAGCCACGAGGACTACCCGTCGCCGGGCGTCGTGGCGCACGCGCTGTGGGGCGGCGGCACGCGGCGGCAGTCAGAGCGCGCACAGCGCTGGGCGGAGGAGCAGGTGGCGAGTGAGCAGCGCGCAGCGGCAGCGCCACGGCACGAGCGCAAGGCCGTGGTGATCGCGCCCAGCGGCGTGTCGGATCGCACGGTGACTGGCGTGTTCTCGGTGTTCGGCAACATGGATAGCTATGCCGACGTCATCCACAACGGTGCGATGGAGAAGACGCTGCACGAGCGCGGCGCGCGGATCCTGCACCTCTGGCAGCACGATATGGACCAGCCGCCGATTGCGATGATCGAATCGATCCGCGAGGTACCGCGCCAGGCGCTGCCGGCAGAGGTGCTGCTGCGCGCGCCGATGGCGACGGGCGGTGCCGAAGTGACGCGGACCTACCTCGACACGCCACGCGGCAACGAGGTGCTGGCGGCGATCCGCGGCGGCGTGCCGCTCGAGATGTCGTTCGCCTTCGATGCAATCCGGTACGACTTCGTCGAGGACGCGGCATCGCCGATCGGCGTGATCCGCAACCTGCGCGAGCTGAAGCTGTACGAGACGTCCGATGTATTGTTCGGCGCGAACAGCGCCACAGTGGCGGCAAAGATGCATACGACAATGCCGATCCCGACGCTGCTGGCAGCGTTGAAGGTGGCCATGAAGGCCGGAGCGCGACACAGCACGCGCGACGTGCAACTGATTAACAGCATCGCCGAGGCGGCGGTGGAATTGGGCGCGACCAGCGTGCGCCTGATAGCTGAGCCTGATCCCGACGAGGAGCGCGCCGCTCGTGGAGCACTCGCTGTCCCGGTCGATCGGTCACGGCAACTGCGCGCTGCAGCAGCTGCGCTGGCACTGCTGCACAAGGGAGGATCATAACCATGGCAAACACACAGGCGCTCTACAACGAGGCCACGGAGCTGTACGGTCGTGCTCGGGCATTGCTCGACGCATCGCCGAACGGCATGTCGGACGCGGACTCGGCGCAGTACGACAAGATCATGGAGCAGTTCGACGGACGGATCGCCGAGGCGAAGCGGCTCGAGCGCGGCGAGCGCGCGGCGCACATCGTTGCGGACATCGAGGCACCGACCTCGCGGCTGGGCATTGGCGGCATCGAGGCACGCAGCGCGACCGAAGAGCGACAGCTCACGCTGGTCCGCTCGTGGTTCAAGGGCGGCGTGCTGAGCGCAGCCGAGCGCAAGGATCTGTCGGCCGGCGTCGATGCCCAGGGGGGGTATCTCGTCGCTCCGGCAGTGCTGGCGCAGGGCATCGTGAAGTTCATCGATGACGAGGTATTCCTGCGGCGGCTGGCCACGGTGATCCCGATGGACGTCGGCACCGAGCTGATCGCACCGACGTGGGACACCGATCCGGCGGACGCCGACTGGCTCACCGAGATCGCCAGCGTCACGACGGACACCAGCATGGCGACGGGCCTGCGCACGCTGCGGCCGAGCCGCTTGTCGAAGCAGGTCAAGATCTCGCGGACGCTGGTGAACCAGTCGCGGATCAACATCGAGCAGTGGGTCCAGGCGCGCCTGGCCTACAAGTTCGGCATCACCGAAGAGAAGGCGTTCATGACGGGCTCCGGCGCTGCCGGCGTGCCGCTCGGTGTGTTCACTGCCAGCACGCAGGGCATCCCGACGAGCCGCGACACCACGGCCAGCGCGACGACGTCGTTCACCGCCGACAATCTGCTCGACACGAAGCACGCGCTCAAGGCAGCGTACTGGTCGCGACCGGCAACGCGCTGGGTGATGCATCGTGACACCATCGCGCGGATCCGCAAGCTGAAGGACGGCGCGGGCAACTACCTGTGGAGCCCAGGGCTTGGACCGGGCGGCGGCATCACGCAGGGCCTGCCACCGACCATCTGCGACGTGCCGTACGTGGTCAGCGAGTACGCGCCGAACACCTACACCACGACGCAGTACGTCGCGATCATTGGCGACTTCTCGTACTACTACATCGCCGAGACGCAGCGCTACGAGCTGCAGGTTCTGGCCGAGCTGTACAGCGCGACGGACCAGATCGGCTACATCGGTCGCACGTACCTCGACGGCCAGCCGGTGCTCGCCGAGGCGTTCCAGCGCTTGAAGCTGGCCTGAGGAGGAAACAATGGCACACATCGGACAGCTCAACGAGAACGTCGCGATCGACTACGTCGGCGCCGCGGTGTCGAACTCGAGCAGCACGGACAGCAACAGCACGCGGCTGGACATGCAGGGCTGGGACGGCGTGGTGTTCGTCACCACGATCACCGACAGCGCGGCAACCGGCGTGGCGACGCTGAAGGTCGAGCAGAACACGTCGGACAGCGACACCGGCATGGCTGCGCTGACTGGCGCGTCGGCTGCAGTGACGTGCGCGGTGAACGACGACATCAACGGCAAGATCCTGATCGTCGATGTGCGCGAGCCGCGTGAGCGGTGGGTGCAGGGCGTGCGCACCAGCGCGACGGCCAACATCGCGTTCGGCGAGATCCTGGCGATTCGGTACGGCCCGCGGTTGGCGCCGGTTGCGGCGAGCTCGACCACGGCAGCCTCGGCTGAAGCGGTGAGCCCGGCGGAGGTCTGACCATGAGCTACAACAGCAGCAACTACAAGGAGCAGGGCGGATCGTCGTGGATCGTCGATGGCACGCAGACCGTCAACGGGACGCTGACCATCAACGGCACGATGACGATCGCGGCAACGGCGACGGTCGGCGTGCCACGCGTGACGAAGGTCGCGCTGGCTGCCGTCGACACGGCGGGCGGCGTGTTCGCCTGGGCGAATCCGGCAGGCGCCGCGATCCTCGTCCACAGCGTGCACCTCGACATCACGACGTTCACGACCGGTGCCTGCACGATCGACGTCGGTGTGGCCGCGAACGGCACGACGCTGAGCGACACGCTGATCGACGGCGGTGATGCGTCAACGGCGGCGAAGGTGTTGAACAGCGCGACGAACGCCGGCACCAACGGCTCGATGTCGCGCAAGGTCACGAGCACGCAGTTTGTCACCGCGTCGAAGGCCACCGGCGCAACGGCGGGCCTCGTCGGCAACGCCTACATCGTGTGGTCGGTGATCTGATCGGAGCGACGACCGGCGGGGCAACTCGCCGGTCGAAGCATGGCTGGGCGACGTTTTTTTCGGAGGCGATATGGCGATCATCAGCAAGAATGTCGTCATCGGGACCAGCGCGACGCTGATCCACACGTCGGCCAGCAACGGCTGCACGGTGCATATCTACAGCACAGGCTCGGGGCAGGACGTGACGCTTGGGCCGTCGACCGTCGTGTCGGGCACTGGGTATCAGCTGCCTGCCAGCAAGGTCACCGAGTTCGATTTCAATCTGCCGCCAGGCGAGAGCCTGTACGGCATCGTGGCGAGCAGCACGAAGACGCTCAACGTCCTCGTGGTGGAGTACTGACATGGCGCTGGGCCTGACCGTTACCGATCTGCGCGAGTACCTCGACCAGGTGCCGGACCGTGCGGCGCAGCGCGTGACGGTCACCGGCTCGCCGACTGGCGGCACGTACACGCTGACGTACCAGGGCACGGCGACGGTTGCCATTGCGTACAACGCTACGCCAGCCACCGTGCAGGCGGCGATCACGACGGTGGCCGCGACGGTCAGCGACGCGTCGCCGGTGTCGGTGTACGGCAGCGCCGGCGGACCGTACCTGGTGGTGTGGTCGGCGCGCAGCGCGCGGATTGCATCGCCGCTGCTGCTCGGCACGAACAGCCTGACCGGCGGCTCGACACCGTCGGTGACGATCGTCTCGGCGCTCGACGCGCTGCTGCAGGACATCCTCGACCGATCCTGCGCGATGGTCGAGAGCGCGCTGCTGCCAGTGGTCTACGCTGCGTACGGCGCGGCGACGACGCGCAACATCCGGACCGAGCCATACCGCACGACGTATGTGCGACTGCCGGCGCACCAGCACGGCAGCGTGACCAGCGTGGTCGAGGTCGATACGCTGACGAGCACGACGGGCACGACGATCAGCACGGACGAGTATGTGCAGGACGACGGATACCTGATAGCAGCATCGGATGAATACCGATGGCCAGCATCACGCGTCTATCGCGTCACCGCAATCTACGGCTACGGCGCGGCTCCGGCGGACGTGCAGCAAGTGGCGCTCGAGCTCGCGGTGAACGCGTGGCGCCAGCGCGACCGAGGTTTGTACAGCGAGACGCAGGGCGTCGAAAGCGCAAGCCGCAGTACTGGCGCCGTGACCTACATCGGCGGCCTGAACGCGACGCAGCGCATGGTGATTCAGAGAGCACGGATGCAGTGGCGTGAGGTGGTGACGTGACCACGCGTATCGACATCGATGGGCTCGAGAAGCTGCTGCAACGACTCGATCCGGAGCGCGCGCAGAAGATCCTCGACTCGCTGATCACGCGCGCCACGGCGCTGGTGCTGGCGGAGACGAAGAAGCCCGGGCCGCGTGGGCCGCGACGACGTCCGATCCGCATGGGCGGCCGCGTGTTCCGCGACATGACGATCGGCGAGTACACGCCGGTGATGACCGGCAACCTGCGACGATCGATCACGTCACGCGTCGAGCTGACGCGCCAGCGCGGGATCGTCGGCACGAACGTCGTGTACGCCAAGTGGGTTCATCGCCGCAAGCCGTTCCTCGAGTGGGCGTTGGCGCGCGCGCAGGGCCCGATCCGCGACGAGATCGACAAGGCCGGGCAGAAGATCGTGGGGAACCCGTGAGCTATCGTCTCGAGGACATCGTCACCAATCTGCACACGATCTACGGCAGCATGGCCAACATCACGGCGACGCTGCCGTACGAGCCACGCGCCGTCCAGGCGCCGCCACTGCTGTACACGCTGCTGGACACCGTGGAGCGCACGGACGCCACGACGTCAGCCGGCAGCAACACGCGGCTGGTGGCGTATCGGTATCGCCTGATCTCGCGGATCCTGCTGTCGTGGCGCGACACCGAGCAGGCCGAGCGCGATGTGCGATACTATACCGGCGCAGCGCTTGACCTCATGGAGGTCTCGACGAACCGCACGCTCGCGGGACTGATCACGGCGGGCAGCGGCGCGACCATCGAGAGCATCGCCACGGGCTGGATCGTGGTGGACGGCAACGAGTACCGGATCGTCGACATCACGACGGCGGTACACGACAAAGTGTTGAGGGGCTGACATGGCAGACAACTACAACATCCTCGAACCGACGACGACGCCGTCAGGCACCACGCAGCGCAGCATCCGAGCGTTGGAGATCTCGAGCCAGTTGCATGCTGGCGCTGTGCTCATTCATGGCACGAGCGGCGCCGTGCTGTTGGGACAATCGGCGCGTGCGGATAGCGTGCCAGTCACGTTGGCAACTCAAGATTTCAACGGGCTCACTGCTGGTGTGATGTCGATCATGTCGGCAACCACGCCTACAGGCGACCACTATCGGAACGGCGCGCTCGATGCGGGGTTTACCAATGACATCCTCATCACCGGAACCAGCGCGCCAGTTGCCGGCTCGTATAGCCCGGGTGGTTCGACTGTAAACTTCGTGATTCCATTGGGGTATGCGGGGTACAACAACCTGGTGATCGGTATCGAGCAGACCGTGGCACCGAGTGGTAGCAATATGACTTATACGATCTTGCCTTCAACACATATTGGTACACAGATAGGTCCTTCGGTTGTGATCACGCAATCAACAGGCAGCACCTTCAATGCATTCTTATATGCAGCAATGGGCGCAGCGATTACAGCGTCGGCGGCGCTTGCAGCGAACTCGAACTTCTCAACTCCTTTTCAGCCAGGCACGCCGGCGGTAACGGTCCGTTTGGGTGGTGGAAGCGGCGGCGGTACATGCCGTATGACGATCGGTCGAACACGATAAACGGAGGGACACATCATGGCAGTCGAGCTAGCCTTTGAGACACTGCTTGCCTCGATCGAGGCGACGCGCGGCACGGCAATCGCAGCGCCGACGCATCTCATTCACCTCGGCGGTGCAGTGACGCCGACGAAGAGCGTCCAAAGGCCAGCCGAGAGCCGCGGCACGTTGGCCGAAGCGTATCGCAGCATCACGACGCGGCACGGCGCGACCTTCGAGATCACCGAGGGCCCGATCGACACGCGGATCCTGCCGTTCCTGCTGAGCGGCATCCTGAACGGCAACGTGTCGGGCACCACGCCAGGCGGCGCGACGAACACGCGCGAGTGGGCGTTCGCGCGCGACATCACAGCCGACGACATCGAGAGCTACACGCTGTGGTTCGGCGACAGCAGCGTGCGCCAGCTCATCGGCGCGTACGCGATGTTCACCGAGGCCACGCTGGCCAACGACGCCTCGACCGAGGACGGCGTGCTGACGTTCTCCGGCAGCGGCGAGTGCCGCAAGCTCTCGACCAACAGTCCGGCGGACGCGGCACCAGCTGCAACGGCTGGCGCGATGCTGCCGGGCCAGATGATGTCGTTGTTCATCGACACCAGCTCGGCGATCGGCACCACGGCAGTGACAGGCCGTCTGGTCAGCGCTTCTCACACGCTGCGCACCGGCGTGACCTTCAAGTACCTGGGCGGCGGCGCGACCAGCGCGCTGGACTTCTCCAACACCGGACGATCGCGCGTCATCGGCATCAGCACGACGCTGGTGATGGAGCTGCCCGACTTCAACCAGTACGATAACTGGCTGGCTCACGATTCGCTGAAGGTCCGCGTGGTTCACAACGGGGCCGTGATCGAGTCGACGTTCCGGCATCAGGTGATCGTCGACACGTACGGGCCGTTCGAGACGCTGACGTGGGGCACGAACGCCGACAGCAACCGGACGGTCGAGCTCACCATCGAGGGCCTCGTCGACAGCACGCTGGCGAGCGACTGCCAGATCAAGGTGTTCAACGACTCGGCAACACTCTAGCATCGGTGGTCAGATTTTCGAGCATCGCTGGGTAGCTTTTTTGAACAGGAGACACAGACATGTTCGCCAAAGGTCGTGTAGCTATCGGCGTGGACGGCGAGGTCGCTGACGGTGCGATCACGCCGGCAATCGACGTCATCTGGATCCGGAACCGCATGAGTGTGGCGGTGCAACAAGCGGTCCAGTCGGAGGCCACGTCGATGAAGGGCGCCGGCGGACGCGCCATGGAGGTCGACATCGACGTCGGCATGTATCAGCTCGCACTGCTGCGACAGAACATCTTGGCCTGGCAGGGCCCGTCGTTCGCTGGCGTGGTCTGCACGCCGGAGACGATCGGCGAGCTCGACGCCAGTGAGCCGCTGGTGCAGCGCGTGCTGCAGGAGATCAGCGACCGCAACGCGCGCCGAAGCCCAAACGCAACGAGCTGATCGCGCGATGGCGTGCGCGGTTTCGCGGACGCGCGGTCAGCGCTGGGCAGTATGATGCGCATATCAACCTGCTGTTGATGGACGTGGCGCGGCTCGATCTGCGCGACGTCGACGACCTCGATCCCGACGCGCTCGAGGAGATCATGGCAGCGTACGAAGCGCGCAGTCAGCAGCAGGAATCCGAGCGCAAGGCAGCAGAACGGAGACGATGATCATGGCCACAGCCGAGCTCGATATCATCGTCCAACTGCGTAATCAAGCCAGCAAGGGGCTGCGAGAGATCAATAGCACGCTGACCACCATGGGCCGCGGTGTTGCCACAGGCGCCGCGGCCGGTATCGCCGGCGTCACTGCGGCTCTCGGTGCGGCCACCATGGCTGGCCTGAGCTACAACAACAGTGTGGAGCAGGCCGGCGCGAAGATCCAGGCGTTCACAAAAGACCACGAGAAAACGGCAGAAATCCTCGAGATGGTGCAGGATCGCGCGGCGCAGACGCCGTTCGCCTACACCGAGATGGCGAACGCGGCATCGGCCCTGATGCCGACCGCACGCGCAGCCAACGCGCCGCTCGAGGATTTGCTTGAGCTCTCGGAGATCCTCGCTGCCAGCAATCCAGCGCAGGGCCTCGAGGGCGCCAGCGTGGCGCTGCGCGAAGCAGTGTCCGGCGACTACGTCTCGCTGATCGAGCGATTCAACCTACCGCGAAACTACATCAATCAGCTCAAAGAAGAAGGGGTTCCGGCGCTGGAGATCGTGCAGCGATCACTGCAGTCGCTCGGATACGACACCGATCTTGTGGCTAACATGGCCAACACGGCTGAGGGACGGTGGTCGACCTTTCAGGACACGCTGCAAGCCCTGGCTGGTCAGATGACGGCGCCGATCTTCCAGGCGCTCAGCGGCGGGCTCGGTCAGGTCAACGACAAGTTGACCGAGATGTCGCCGATGCTTGAAGAGTTTGCTGGCCAAGTGGCGTACGTCATCGAGGGAGTTATCACTGGGTTCAGCGACGCTCAAGGTCCGCTCAACGCGCTCGTCGAGTATTCCGGCGAGCTGCCTGGTGTGTGGCAGCATGTATCCAACGCGGCCGCGATGTTGTACAGAGCCATTGAGGCGATCAAGCCCGTCATCGCTCCGCTCATCCCGATCATCCAGGCTAACCTCATCCCGATCCTGATTGCGCTTGCCGCGATCATCGGCACCTCGCTGGTCGCCGCCTTTGTCGCGATTGTCGGCCCAATGATCGTTCTGGGCACACAGATCCTGCTGGTCAGCGCAGCGATTGGCGGGCTCGTACTGGGCGGCATGAAGCTCTATCAGCATGTTACGACGACATACCCGCAGATCGGAGCGATCATCGGCGAGACGATCGCGACGATGCGCGGAGTGTTCGACACGATCGTGTACATTATCGACGCTATAACCAATGCGGCGCCAGAGTCGGATAAGCTGAAAGTTTTGATCGCTGTTGGTCGTGATCTCGGCGGCCCATGGCAGACAATCGCCGATGTCATCAATCAGGTACGAATTAAGTTCATTGAGCTTGATGAGGCCACGCAGGACATTCGCGAAGAACTGGCAAAACACCTTCAACCAATTCTCACAACCATTGCGACTGTTATCGGCGCAAACATCGTGCCGATTCTGATGCGATTCGCAGGCCTTCTGGCTGGCGCGTTGTTCAGTGCCATCATTGCCATCGTCGCGCCGATTGCACTGGCCGTCGCGAAGTTTGTGCTGATGGCGATCATCATGCATAAGATCATCGAGGTCGGCACTGAGCTATTCAAGAAACTTCTCACGCAGTATCCACAGATCGAGAGCACAATCTCCGACGCTATCAATTCAGTCATCGCTGTATTCCAGTCAGTGTGGGCTACGGTACAGACCGTATTCGCCAACATTCAAAACGTGGTACAAACGGTGCTCGATCTAGTTGCAGCGTACTGGACCGATAACAGCGACACGATCATGAGCGTGGTGAACACGCTGGTGCAGACGGTTCAAGCGCTATTCACCGAGATTGGCACAGCGGTTATGGGCGTCATGACCGAGATTCAAAAGACCATCGGCACAATCCTGCCAATCGTGGTCAAGTTCTGGAACGACAACGGAGCAGAGATTATCGCCACGGTGCAATCGCTGGCCATGAAGCTGGTGCCGCTGTTTCAGTCAATTGCTGCGCTGGTTGGCGCTGCCATTACGGCGATTGGCGCTATCACGCAGACAGTGCTGCAATACGTTCAGTACATTTGGACAGAATACGGCGATGAGATCTCTGCTATCGCCATCGGGGCGTTTCGATACATTGCTGATCAAGTCTCTTACTTCATGGACCTCGTTCAGGGCATCATCGATCTAGCAACATCGTTGATTCGCGGCGACTGGCAGGGCATGGCCAGCGCCTTGCAGCGAATTGTCGAATCGTTGTATAGGGGCATCGTCAGAACGTTTCAAATGCTGTCAGATGTGTTGTCGCCAATTTTCACGACGATTGGCAACTTTGCGTCAAGCACGTTCACCAGCGCATTCAACACCGTGTCGACGCTAGCGACCAACATGAGCAACGCCATCAGCTCGGCGTTCACTGCTGCGCGCAACAGCCTTCAGACCGGATTTGATGGAGTCGTGACGCAGATTCAAAGTTTTGGCACGACCTTCACCGATGTTGGTGGCGATCTTGCAGAGTACTTCATTACTGGTTTTACCAATTGGCTGAACGGTACAGCAGCGTGGGCGTCGTCGCTTGCAACCGCAGTCGGACAACTGGTGAGTCGAGTACAGTCTGGGATTGCCGCAATCCCGGCCATGGGCAGCACGGCAATCTCGGCCATGGTCGACAACCTGCGCACGTGGCTGAATAACACTGGGCAATACGCTGCCAATGTGCAAGCATCGATCAACACGTTTATCACATATCTCAGGGGCCCTATCGACAGCCTGAGATCGATGGGCAGTGATGCCATTGAGGTGATGGTTTCCAGACTGCGCGCATGGCTGAACAACACAGCTGGCTACGCGAACCTCGTCGGCTCGGCAATCAATACGTTCATCGGACTCATTAGCAGTCCCATCAATACCATCAGAGGTATGGGCGAAGCGGCGATCTCGACCATGGTCGATAACCTGCGCGCGTGGTTGAACAACACAACGAACTATGCAACGTCGCTGGCAACCGCAATCAGCAACCTCATCACTGCAATTCAGAACAAGGCGTCGGAGATACAGACCGCCGGGGCGACATACGCCAGCGCGCTGCTGCTCGGGTTGCAGCAGTGGATACAGAACGTACTCGGCACCGCCGCTGGACCGCAGCTCACTACAGCGATCAACGCCCTGCTGACGCACCTCAATCGTGCGCTATCGGCACTGGTCGAAGGAGGTGCGCAGCTTGGGCAAGCGATCATCATCGGCCTAGCCAGAGCAATCACGGGCGCAGTCGGGGCGGTGTTTGATGCAATCTGGAGTGTCATTACACGTGCGGCGCAGTTTCTGCCGGAGTGGGTTCGCAACGGACTCAACATCACGAATCCGACACGTCCAACGCCGCCGGAAAATCCGCCAATTGTGTATCCCGCGCCACCGGTGTACACGCCACCACAGCCAACGACGGGATCGAGCGCAGGCTCAATGGGCACCATGGGCGCTGGCATCGTCATCAACATCGGCAGCGTGCGCGACCAACGCGACATCGACGCCATCAAGCGCGCAGTCAGCGAAGCCATGGACGAGGCTGCGCGGCGTAGCATCGTGCAGACACAGCTGCCGCGAGGGATCTAATGCAGACACTATCGATCAGCGACGGCACGACCACGATCAGCCTGATCAGCACGACGTCGCTGTACCTGGCGGCCAACGGCTGGCGATTGCAGGTTGCGGCACCGATCATCAGCGACCTCGGCGGGCGTGGCCCGTACAACGACGTCTCCGAGCAGATTACCGTCACGGCGCAGGGCAGCAACGCGATCCCGAATCTGCGCGAGATCGTGCAGCTCCTCGACCAAGCACGCCGCTGGGCGCGCGGCGAGGACGTCGCCTGCGTGAAGCTGCGCATCCGGATCGACAACAGTACGCTCGGCTCCGGCGTCGTGCTCGAGGCCGCGCTGCTCGGGCCGGACGGTGGCGGCGCTGGATTGCCTGGTGACTGGGCCGATCTGCTGATCATCAACGAGATCTCGTCGATCACGCTGACCATGCGACGACGTGGCCTGTGGATCTCGAGCGCTGCTGCGACGACGGCGACGGCGTCGGCCGTGGCAGCGCGGACCACGACGGCTTTCACGCTGGCCAGTCATCCGGTGCCGTCGCCGATCGAGGTGTCGTTGACGCCAGTCACCGGTCCGGAGGCGCGCGTGCGCGGGCTGCTGCTGATGCATCAGGCTACGGCGGATCTCGTGACGATCGGCGCGTCGACGTTCGGTTCTCTGACCACGACAGATGGCGCGTTCACGACGGGCACGACGGTGATCTTCACCGCGCTCCCACCAGGCATGGGGATGGGCACACTGGCTCCCGGAACGTATGCGTTCCCGTCGGCGCTCAACATCAACTTCCTGCGGTTCACGTCGGCTGGATCTCCAGGGTTCAACGTTATTGTCGACAACAACCAGATCACGTTGACGCTCGGCGCGCCACTGGCTGGCGGCTTCGATCTGTATCTGACGATCGCGACCGCGCTGGTGTCGAGCAGTGACGAGCCATGGATTCTGCGCGTCACACTGCTCGGGCCATCGGGCACGACGTGGGAGGTGCAGGGACCGCCAGTGCCGATCGAGCTGGTGTCACCGTCGACCGAGCAAGTGTACGTCGTGCACATGGGGTACTTCCCGCTTCGCGGCAGCTTCTCGCGCATCACGCTGAGCGTGTCGCGTGGCTCGGCGCCAGTCGGCGATTTGATCGACATCGCGGCGCTGTACGCGTTCTATCCGAAGCAGTACAACAGCGCGGTGTATCTGGACGGCAGCATGGCGACCTACAGCGCCGACGCGCTGGTGACGTATCATCGCCCGACGATCACGCCGCGTCCGACTGCGGACATCCGCACCAGCGCCGATGCGCTGCAGTATCCTGCGACGCTGGCCTACGGCGACCTCGCCATCCACCAGGCACCGAACACCGGCACGATCTACGGCACATTCATCTCGAGCTCGATCCAGTACGTGGCCGTAACACAGAATTGGTCGGTACGTCGCCGCTCGGCGTACGTGGTGCCGCAGTGAAAAACTCAGACCACAGATGCAACAAACTTGAGACGGTGGCGCGATGAGATACCAGATCGGCCTATACGAGTCGCCGCGCGGATCGCAGGTTGCCGATCACAGCGACGCCATCACGGCGCTGCAGTGGTCGACCGACACCGGCGGCGACAAGGACCTCACGTACACGGCGACCATTGCGCCGCGTGACGCCATAGCGCTGTTCGATCGGCGAGACATCCTGCACGTCCAGGTCAGTCGCGGCCTCGAGGTGCTGTGGCAGGGCCGCGTGACGGCAGCCGGCATCAGCATCGACAGCACGACCAGCGTGCGCATCGAGGCGCTGGGATACCGCGTCGCCATGTACGACACGCTGTACACCGCGCTATGGCGCACCGAGAGCCTGGCAGAGTGGCAGCCACGCGCTGAAGGCAGCGGCGAGCGGCTCGACCTCTACAACAGCTCGAAGGGCGACTCCGAGCTGGTCGTGTCGATGCAGGCACGTCGATACACCACGGCGATGCGTGGCCGCTGGAGCTACGAGGTGCCCGATGATTCGTCGCGACCGATCACGACCATCAGCATGACGCTGCAGTACGAGCTGCCGAGCAACGTCACGCTCGAGGTGCTGTACGGTCCGACGCTGGGCACGGCCACGACGGCGGCGACGACGATCGTCGGGCCTGCGACCTCGACGACCGCAGTGTCGACCAGCGTGGCCGCGTCGCTTGACACGCGAGCGATCCTCGTCGGCCTGCGACCGACGGCGAACCTGACGCCATCGACGGCTGACGACTTCTTCGTGCAGATCCGCAGCATCGTCATCGGCACTCGGACGGCGAGCACCAATACGCAAGCCAACGGCAACTACAGCGAAGTGGTCGGCGATCTGATCGCCAAGGTCAACGATCTGCAGGCCTCGTACACCAACGCGCTCGACATCGTGGCCAGCACGGCGCAGGTACAGACCATGCAAAGCGACTGGGCCACGGTGGTCTACGAGGATCAGCGCCCAGGCGAGATCCTCGACGCCATCTGCGCGCTCGGCAACGGCACGACGGTGATGGAGTGGGGCGTCGACGAGCAGCGCGTGCTGTACGTGCGGCCCGTGACCGACATCCAGTCCACATGGCAGATCGAGGTCGACAGCCTGACGATGGACCGCATGAACACGACGCTGTTCAACAGCGTGTACACGATCACCACGACGCCGGGCGGTGTCAAGCTGCGCAGCGACTACGACGACGACGACGACAGCATCGACCAGGTCGGGCTCGTGCGCCAGACGGTGGTCGACAGCTCACTGTTTGCGCAGCAGTCGTTCGGCGTCAACGCGTTCGCCAACAGTCGACTCAACTACCTGTCGACGCCGCTGCCGGAGATCCGCTTCACGCCGTCGCGCGTCGTGCTGCTGGGCGCGATCGTCGAGCCGTACCGCGTGCGCGCCGGCGACGCCGTGCAGCTGCTCAGCCTGCCCTTCATCGGCGTCGATGGCCTGGCGCGCCTGCGCCAGTTCCGCGTCATCGAGACCCGCTACGACGCGATCGCCGATCGGATCGAGATCACGCCGGAGAAGGCCCCGCCCCGGCTGCAGGACGTGGTGGGCA